TCCATATTGATTAAGCATGTTCTGTTGGACTTCAACATTACCAGGAGGAGCTAGAGCAGGATCATAGCTTTGAATATGGTGCATACCTGTTATATTTGAATGTGATTTAATTAACTCTTCAATATGTGGAATTATTTCTCCAACTGTTCCTACTACAATACCTGCACTAAATACTCTGGTACTAAAGTCAGTGATAAAGTCTTCAGGATTCTCAAAGAAGATGGGTGCAGTATGTAGCTCGCCTAGGTATTCTTCATCGGCACCTGGGTTCTTAATGACACATACTTTAGCGTTAATGTTATCTTCAATTAATGTGTTTACAATATCAGCAATGAACTTCATGCCGCCACAAAACTTAGGGGTTTTAACTACGTATGCAATATTGTATTTGTATTGAGTATCATAATAATCAATAGGTAAACCTTCACGTAAAGGTCCAATCATTTGATTAGGACTATAATGCTCTCTCCAATCATTAAACTCTGGGTGAAGCATATGGAAACGATTGCTTCCACCTTTACGCATTCCCATATGAATTTCTTTACTTAGACGAGTGAAGGACGATCCTCTCTCATGAAAGACATAACAATCATCTGCCATGACTGCTCTTTGAACTTTTAATTTGCCTGTTTTGTCTGTTACACGAAGAGCACTGAACCAGAAAGAAGTCTCCTCTCCATAGTTTTCAAACGCTTCATCAAAATAACCAATCTGATCTATTAGAGTTTTCCTAAACATAAAACAAAAACCAGTAGGCATAATTTCAGGGTAGGCATGCTTACTTGTTCTTTCAAATGCACGATTCATATCTATGTAACTTTTACCGGGTTGCATAGGTACGTCAATTAAAGCAGTGTTGTTAGTCATTGGATTAACAATGACATGTTTTTCATTTGCTTCTAATGCTAATGTCATTTTAGTTAACCACTTATCTGTTACAATCACATCACTATTCATTAGACAAATGTAATGACCCTTAGCTACTTTGATACCTCGGTTAACTGTAGCAGCGAACCCACGATTAGTTTTATTATATAGAATTTTTAGACTTTTACATGTACCTCCTTTTAATAGTGCGTCATGACAATAGTATACTTTTACGTCATTTAACCACTTTTTAACTTCTTTGCCCGGACTAGTATCATCTATTAGAATTAGTTCATAAGGCCAATGAGTTCTGTCAAGCATACTGTGTATACACTTTTTAACTAGATGTAATGCGCCATGGATAGGTACAATAATACTGACAAGTCTGTCTTGTCCCGCTACTGCAATCGCTGACGTGTAGAGCTTTTGATTCTCTGCTTCTCTGTTTTGAATATCTTGTGTAGCTGTGTAATTAATTAGTTGTTTTTCTAATAGCTCAGGCATCTCTACAGGAGCTTCATAGGCACCAGGATTGACTAGCTTGTCAGTAAATTCAGCAAGTTCAGTAGGTGTAGGTGGAGTCCAGACTCCTTCTTTGAACGGCATTACTTCTCCTTAATACTAAAGTTTTCTATTTCGTCAATAGCAAGGCGTCTGGTAGATGCATCAAGGTCTGGGTTATCTCTTATTTTTCTTAGTTCACTTAAAGCAAATCCATAATAAATATTCTGTGGGTTTGGTTCATATTTTAATAAGGCATGTAGACATTGAATTTTATTAAATGCTGAGGTTGTTTCTGCTGAAATAAGTTTCATTAAAGTTATCATGTTTTTGTCTCTGTCACTCATTATGTTCCTCCCTTATGTTAACTGACTAATAATAGCCTTTAATTGATTATAAATACTTTGAAGATCTCCCATGATTGCTACGATCTTAAAGTCAAAGTCATCATAAGAATCAAGGGCTAGTTCTGATTCATGTAGATCATCAGAAGGATCTCCTCCTACCTTGATTATTCTAATTAGTTTACCTCCTAGCTTTTTAATTGACTCTGCTTCATTAGGAAACCTGCAGTCTGATACAACAATTGAGTCTCCCCAACTCATGTGATTTTTCATATGCTCTTCTGTAATCTTAACCCAGAAATCTTTATCAAACTTGTTACGAAAGAGATCAGTACCTACTTCTTGAAGAATCTTTCGTGGAGATTTTCCCCACAAAGGAATCACTTCCTCTCTCTTAGGCGAATCACCATATAAGTCATTATTACTTAGTTTAAATATTTGTTTTCCAATGATCTCTTTAAGAGGAAACGCCCAAGATAGTTCAAGAAAATTATATGTGTCTCGTAAATGTTTAGCCACTGTACTCTTTCCTGATTGCTTGTAACCCGATAGTCCTATTAGCTTTGTTTTCATAGTAATTATTCCTTTTTTTGAGAATTTTTGTCCGTTAATTAAGAAGATTTTTCTTCGTCGTCTTCCTTCTCTATCTCTTTAAAGTCATCGCCCACATAACCACACCAGTTACATTGCTCTGCATTTACTTTAGCATAAGTTACTTCATAGGCAGATCTTATTAGGTTACGTCTATCTATATGAACAGGGTTTACTGTACGAACTGACTTAGCAGTAGGTGTGGTTTCTACGCTCTTTTGACAAAAGGGACATTTAGATACCACAAACACCTCCTACACACCTATCAGAGTCTTCTTCATACATTACATCCTTATGTTTAATAGCAGTCTCATAGCGTACTGGCGTGAGTGGTTGGCCGGGTCTACTACCTTCAGGGAACATAGTGATTCCTCTGAGCTTTGGCAAGTACTTCAGTAAAACTTCTGAGAATTTCTTAGCATTAGAGTTCCCAGGCTCACCCCACTCAGGCAGATTGATAGTTGAGGAGATGCCTTGATCAACATAGTCTTGAATGAACGCTTGCATACTCAGCCTCCGTTCTACATCTCTAGCTAACGTGTAAGCGTCCTCAATATCATCATGACTAACCCCCTCTTGAATTAAGCGAGCTGCAGTCGGATCAATAACATAAGTGTACTTCCACCTACCATTTTCAATCCATCGTCTCTTATAGCTGCGACAAAAGATAGGTTCAATTCCACTTGTTGTCTCTCCAATGATACTAATGGTACCTGTAGGAGCAATAGACCTTACAGCAATGGGAACAATACCACCATTTTCTTTAGCTACATTCTTTGCTTCATCATCAGAGACTGTCTCCCAGGTATGTAACCACTTGCCTAGGGTTCCAGAGGGCTCATATCTTAAGTCATTACGGATACAGAACTCATGTAGTCCCATCAATCCTAATCCAATTCGATGATTCTTTTTTCGTACCTCATAGAAATTTTCATGAGGCAATACTCCTTTAGAAGTACCTAAGTAAAGAAACTTTACACCAATACGAGTGATTTCTTCTAGCTCATTAAGATCTTTAATTTTACTAAGGTTAATAGAGCCCAGGTTACAGCAATCATATGGGGTATCAGAGGTGATCTCTGTACAATTTGAAACTAACATACCATTTGTCCAATAAGTATGCATAGCGTCATCAACAGTAATGTCATAAACTTCATGATCGCCATACGAAGTAACTGCTATGATATCATAAGTAGTCCTAGGATTAGTAAACGCCGACGGTGTCATTAGATTATTAGATAGAATTTTATTTTTATAACCATGAATAAAACCAATAGTCTTATGGAACTGATAACGGTCAGTAGAAATGTTTAAATCGTAACTTTGTCTGCTGGTGTATGTCCCGTTATGGTGTTCAACAATGCGTGGTTTATTTGTAGTTACATATGATTTAATTCCTACAGAGGACAGCATTACTTGTACTTGATTAATGAGGACCCTACTAGTTTGTTTAAGAGTGACTCTACAGCCACTTCCTTTACCAACAACACTACCATTTGCAGAAAATAATCCTCTCAAAAATCCTAATTTAACGCTGCTGGAACCAAAGAAAAATCTATTAGGGACAACTCTATCATATGTTTTAGGAAGTTCATTTGGTAAAATTGTGGTAGTCACACCCCATGCTTTTTTATCAAGTCCAGGTCTATATTTTACCATCAGGGGAGCAATACTAGATTGTTGATAGTCTTTTTTATCATTATCTCCTACATAAAGAGCAACTAAATTATTAGAAGCCTTATGTACTCCACCGTCACCAATTACTAAGCCATCCATAACGTCTTGAGCGCGGAGATTCTTATCGTTTAGTTCAAGCTTTCTTCCTGTACAAATATCTATTTCTTGTGCTTCTTTTACTGGTGTACGTATTCCGTTAGACATTACTCTATGTTCTTCTGTACCAAAAAAAGAACCGGCTGTGGTTTCGTATTTCAATACTTCCTTAGTTCCTGTATGCTGTTTGTTAGTAACTATAGTCCAGGTATCTCCACTCCAAATAACAGAGCCAACAGCAATATCATCAAACATTTTAATACCGTCTGGAGTCAAGACTGTAGCCCACCCAGGCTGGCAAGGATTTCTAAGTACCTGCTTACTTTGATCTTTAATGTTTACACTAAATCCAGGCTCGCCAGTCTTTAATGCTTGTCTGACAATGTTATAGTAAAGTTTTTGTACGTCTTCATTCTTCTTTATCTCTTTAAAGAACTCATCATCTAGACATACAGAAACGTTGGTCATATCTAATGGTGCTGGAAACTCAAAGTTATCTTCTTTCAATGCTCTGATATGAGTAGGCCAATTTTTAATAGTGAAAAATTCCTCAATATCAGGGTGCCACCACGGTAGACCAGCCCATAAAGCTGCTCTTCTAGCTCCCCCCGCCTGTATGTAACGAGCTACTTCATTAATCATTTGTATAAGACTTACAGGACCACCAGCTACGCCACCATATCTATTAATAGTGGCTCCTTTAGCACGGACATCTCCATAGTAAGTACCGACACCACCACCTAATGATAAAGCTACAGCGTGTCTGTCAAGGATCTCTCCCCATCCTTCACGGGAGTCCTTTGCTCGTAGTAGAAAGCAGTTAGTAATCTGAGGAAGTTTTCTACCGGCACTATACAAATATCTTCCACCCGGTAGAAACTTTCTTGTAGAGATTGCGTTAAAAAATTTCTTCTCTAAGGCTGCGTCTCCATCAGAGTTAAACTTACTGACACGGGCAGCACAACCTAACCAATCTTCTTTATCATTAAAGGCATAGTGTCCTTTAAAAATAGTCTCAGCATACACAGACATTGCGGGTTCTTTAGTCACATTATCTCCTGTCTTTCATCCAAGTAAATCGCTTATCTTTGGATAGATAGTTTTCCCATAAGTTAATCAGACATGCTTCTTTAACATGCCACGTATATTTCTCTGCTACTAGATAAAAATTATGATCAAGAAATTTTCCACACGCCCTGCACTTTCGTACCTGAGTTTTTTCCCTAATAATTGGAAGATCTTTATCTAAGTATTCAAATGAATCTCTCCATACTTGGTACTGACGATTGTATACTTCCCATGCTTCATCAGTAGAAAAGTAATCTCTTAGAGCATCAGGATTTATCCACGTTATCACAATGCAATAGCTTTAAAGAACTCAATTGCCTCATTTAAACTAGGAGTAAATACATGTGACCGTCTTCGAATGAAAGGATGGTCATGTATACTCCCTGGTTCTAGTACAGTAAGGATTTTCTTATGCGTTCCCCAAGCATACCCCATCTCCCAGACAGAACCAATACTTACTTTATCAGCGTTGAGAAAGTTACATAAGAGCCAGTCAGATTGATCAATAAAGAACTCATCTTGAGCTGTAACACCAGTAGCTGTATCTTTTAAATCTTTATAATCATTGTCAGACTGTAGTTGAACTGGAATAATATCATGAATAGAAGATGTGGCTATTTGTGAACGTACTGGATTGATTAACCTCCATCGTGAGTACAGTTCAGCTTCGCATTTTTTCCTCCATGCAAGTGCTTCTTGCCAAGTTAATCCGCTCATAGGTCCGCAGAGATAGACAGAAGGTTTCATCTTTTCATCATCTTCTTAATAGGTTGCCGAGTGCCAGAGCACCACTTACCGCATGACGTACATTGATACCGTTGACTCCAGCTAGTTTGAGCAAGATTCCTTCCACCCTTCCTAAAGTTATCCTGTACACCACAGTTAGGACAGGCATCCTCTCTACCAGAAATGATGTTGATGTTGAAGTGCATTGGGTCAAGTACTTTAATCTTCTCATAGACTTGTTCAGTCACAATGAGGTCTTGGCGACAATGCTCATAGACATACTTGAGAGAAGGTCTATGACCAGCACTGGCTCTCTTCCAGATGCGTAAGTCTAGATGTGTCTTTTCTTCTACACCAAAGAACGCAGCGACGGTGGCAAGTCTATTGTTGCGTAGCTTCATCTTATATCTTGCTACTCTCCAACCGTCTAGATGGGTTGCTGTGGTCATTGGCGGAATAGGAGGCAGATCATGGAAGAGAAGTCGAGAGTTAAGATAAGGAGCATCAAACTTCATTGAGTACCACCCTATCCAAGCGTCAGCATTCCTAAGTACGTCACCCATCTCTTCGACTACAGCATAGTCATTAGTAGGATCGTCATCAAATAGCTCATAATTATCAATTTTAATAACATTAGTCTTCTTCTTGCCAAGGATCTTCCATCCGGCACAGAGAACGCTCCCTACATCGGCACTTAAGTCACTAGTCTCTAAATCAAATACAACGATTTCAGGTTTCTTTGCCATGGTCTGTGTCTCCCTTATTTTTATCATTGAGTTTAAACTTTGTGTCTCTTATAGCTTTCTGCATAGAGTTAAACTTTTCCTCTATCCTTTTCCACTTTTCCTCCATGTAATCATCAGGAATCTTAGGTACTTCTTTAGGTTTGTCTGTCACTGAAGAACTCCATTAAATCTTCAAGAGAAATGATTGCTAGGGTTTCTAAATATTGCTTACCGTGAGGCTTCCAACAGACCAATGGTAGTTCTCCGGGCTTCGAATTTGATCGAGCTTGTTTAATTTCTCCTATTGAGGGAGTCTTTCTAGTATTTTTTGCTTCAATAGCAAAAGGTATTGATTGTTTAGCCAGAGGAGATAACTGGATGTCTTCACCTCCAGCCCCCATACTCGTACTACGTATGTCTCCTTCAGTAAGATGTGGAAACCAATGATATAGTCTGTCCCTGATGTGTTGCTGTAATTTTCTCCCCTTGGCTTTTTTGGCTGCAGTGCTGGACATTAGATTTCTTCTGCTTCCTTTAACACTTGCTCTAATGATGGTGTTGTTACTTCAGTTTTATTACGAAGAAGAGCAGTGCCATCAGGTAGACGTGAGTCAACTTTAATAGGTATCCCTTCAAATGTTATGTCAGTATCTGCCATATTTGTAGGAAGTGGAATAAACTTCTTATAAGATAGCAAGTCTTCAAATGCTTCTACACTAAGTACCCACTCTTTTTTTTGTGAGTCTCTACTTGATTGAACTACTGCTTCTCGTCTTATATTCCTCATCATTATTTCTGTTTTAGTCATCTTTTTTCTTCTGCTTTACTACTTGCTTCTTTACTACTTTCTTCCTTACTGCCTTCCTCTTGCTAGGAGTTCTCTTCTTCTTAAGGATTGGGTTCTTAATAATCTCATCAATCACACCATATTCAAGCATTTGTACAGGTGTAAGCCATGTCTCTCCTTGTTGTTCTGTCTGCTTCTTCCACCAGCTTTTAGCCTTCTTAGAATGAAGACCCATTAAATCATAGGTCTTGCTTGCCATCTCTTTAATTACTTCAGCACGGGCACTAAGCTCAGAATCATTTAGGTCTTCTGAGAAAGCTTTGATAGCATGGTGCATAAAGAAGCTGTTCTCTGTAGCAAACCTAAGATGCCCACTCATAGCTACCAACCCAGCAGCAGAGCAACAAGAGCCAGTGATAATTGTGTGGATAGGACTCGCACTAGATCTGAAGAGATCATAGAGTGCAAACATTACGTCCACAAGGCCCCCATTAGAACAGATAAATACTTCAATCGGTTCACATCTTCTATGTTCATCAGTATTAAAAATATGTATTGCTTTCATTACTACTTCTAAATTATTCTCATTGATATTATCTACGAAATAGATTCTCCTGTTCTCAGCGTCAATTCCAAAATCATAAAGTAATGATAGTGTATCCATGCTTTTCATTTTAGTCTCCGATGGTTTCCATCTCATTTATAATCTCCCATAATCCGTATTAAATAATTCCTTTTTCTACCTCTGCAATTCCATTCTTTTTAACCACATGTATTCGTTCATTAATCAGTCCTTTCAAGTGGTCTTCATTAGAGATAAGTAATACAGTTCCTTCCTCCTTATCTTTATGTAAGTAGTTAACAATAGCTTCTGAGTTACGAGCGTCGAGCATAGAGAAAGGCTCATCTAAAATTTGAAACTGACTCTCTCCAATGATCTGCATTCTAGCTACGTCTGCCAGGGCTCTACCAATAGCAAAGCTAACCATCTGCTGCTCACCTCCTGATAAAGAATCAAATCCTTCTCCACCATGATCACTCCAGCATCTCACATTAAAATCATCCTTCCCTTCTCCAGATGCTAGTAACTTGACAGTTGAAAATTGAACATGTAGTTGAGCGTTGTCTAATTGTCTTAAGTGATTGGTAGTAGCATGATCTAAGTAAGGGCAGGTAGCAGAGAATAACTTTAGTTTTATATCTTTACCATACGCCATCTGCCAGTAAGTAAGATCTTTGTGTTCTTGCTCTAGTAATGTAACGTTTTTCGTCACATCTGTCCACAATTGCCCTTGAGTTTTAACTTGTATACTAAGTTTATCAAGAGATTCAATATAAGGATTTGTCAGTAAGTTTAACTCATCAAGTCTAGCTTGTAGTTGTGGTACTTGAGACTGTATCTTATTCTGATGTGCGGTACGTAAGTCTTCTAGTTGTCTAGCTCTTTCAACCATGTTAACTAAAGCAATTCGAATATTTACTACTTTATCTCTAGCTACTGCTATAGTAGAGTGATTCTCTGTATACTGCTCAGTAACCTGTCGTGATTGAGCCCAATTAAAGTCTGCTTCTACGCATAGAATCTCTATTTTTTGACGATCCTCCTGAAGTTTTGTATAAACATCAGGATCTAATTCTCTATTACATGTAGGACAAATCTTCTCATCTTTAGGAAGATGACCTAGTTCTATCTTATGCTTCCATACTGCATCTTGCCATTGTTGTTCTGCTATCAAGGCTTTTTCACAAGAGATTTTGGCAGCATCACAATCTATAGAAGCATATTTATCTTGCTCAGTAAGAACGTCTAGTTCATCCTGTGTAGGAATAGTTAACGCATTGATTAGATCTGTATACTCTTTAACCTTAGCAACATCACCATGAATTCTAAATTCTTCTGCTTGTAATGCTTTTTGTAGTGCTTGAATTTTTTGTTGATGGTCTTGACTCCAGAGTAATTGTTCATTTTTTAAACTAGTAGCTTGACTCTGTAGTGTCTTGAACTTAGACTCTTCAACAGCACTAGCTTGTTTAACTTTATCTAGCTGTTCTTTAATTACTTTGGCTTGTTCTCTTGCTTCCTCTGACCACTGATCTAATGTCTCAATAGGAAGGATCTGTTCTAGTACTTTCTTTTGTTCTGAGGGCTGAAGACTTGCATACCCTAGCAGCCTGCCTTGTCCAAAGACTTCGGTTTGACTGAACGTAGCGAAGTCTCTACCTAATGATTGGTCAATGAGCTTCTGTGTTTCGATTGCTTTCTTGGTAGAGAGATCATTCTCTTCTTGAAATAACTGTAACTTAGCAGGACGTTCTCTCCTAATAGTGTACTCTTTATTATCATTACCTATGTAAGTTATCTGTCCCCAACCTGACTTCTTACCGTGTCTATTGATGACAGTATCGGCTTTCAAACCTCCCGTTGTCTGACCGTAGAGTGTCCAAATAATGCCTTTATTAGCTAATGAACTCTTACCTGCACCATTAGCTCCTCCATCATCCTCGTTGTGTCCTGTAACTAAGACTAGTCCTCGACTGTCTAATAAGACTTCTCCTTTTCCTAGAGCAAAGATATTGTTAAATGAGAATCTTAGTAGTTTCATAGGGTAGGTACCTCATATCTAAAGTCTCTAATTAGTTTACCTATCTCTTGTCTCCGTGCTGGCATTTGAATTTTCTCATACTCTTGTAGTAGTGGTTCAATAGAGAAGTCTCCTGTCTTAACATCACTTCCTTTAGGTGTCTGCATACTTATATCATTGTGAACTACTTCAATAGACTCTGCTCCAGCATCTAGGAATAAATCACGAAGAGCTTTTACATCTATATCGTGAGGACAATCAGTTATTCTTATGAAGTGTCCTGCTACATGAGTTTGGTCTGTCTCAAATAACTTTGGTGTAAACTCATGGGCTATAAACTGTGGAGTTGATAGGGTTTGAAACAATACTGAGTCTTCATTATGGATCAGGTATCCTCTTGCACCTCTATCTGCTCGGGTATGAGGAGCTATGGAGCCAGGGATATAAATCTTATCTATAGCTTGAGGAGTATGAAAGTGTCCACAATAGACTTTTTCAATTTGACTAGGTATCATTTGTAATCCGAATGTTTCATCAGGAACCCAGCTAGAGCCAAGGTTTGCACCGGCCACCCCCTGATGCAACAAAGCTACGGAACTTTCCTCGGCTCTAGCTAGGAACTCTTGAAGTGCATTAACATCCTTAGTATACGGGTGGGCTAGTATAGGAGTACCAGCTACTTCAAATGTCATAGGCTTATCAATCACGGTGGCAAGGGTTTCGAATTGTTTAAGTGCATGTATCTTGCCATCAGCAGTTGCCATGTCATGATTACCTTCTAGTAGGTATAGTTTAGTACGCTTAGCAATCTCCATGAAAGCAATAGAAGTTAAGAAGAGTACTTGTACGTCTAGCTTCTCATGGGTGTGAAAAATATCTCCTGTAATAAACACGGCGTCTGTTTTATTTTGATCTAAGTACTTACAAACCTCCATTAAAGCTTGGTAGAGATACCAGAGTCTAGAGTTATACCCCTGCTCTGTGAGACGTGACCCGTACTGCCACTTATGCATATGGAGATCACTAATGATTATTGCTTTCATTGTTTACTCCTTTTCTGGCAAGTCTAGCATATCTGCACGTTGTTTACGATCCTTAGAAAAGACTAGTACATCAGCGTCCCATTGTATATCTCGTCTACCTTCTGCTCTTTGATGAAGGAGCGTTTCGGTTGCTGCTTGTTTCCAATCATAAGCAGCTATTGAGCCCCGCGTTAATCCCCACATCTTCTCAACTAATGCGTTAATTTCAGCTTGCACCTTCTTTAGATCTCTCTCCATTTTCTCAGTCTTTTTAGTTATCACAGTCAGTATCTTCTTCTTCAAATACAATCTCATATTCAGGATCAATATTCTTATTGTAGAAATAAAGAAGAATGTCTTCTAAAATGTACGCCCACCACATCATCATGATCTTAACTATCTGTAAAGTAGTTTGTGATATAGCGATAGCCTTAGTCTTCCAATTTTTATTACATTGTTTATGAAATTCTAAAGATTGTGATTCAATAGCGGCAGTGATACCTCCAAGAATAATATAAATTACTACTAGTGTTAAACTGATTACCATGCTTCACTCCATAACTGGATGTATCCATCCTCTCGGGCCTTAGTCAGCCACATTTGATAGACAGAATCATATCCGCCCAATACATCAATGATTCCAGGCCATTCATCTAACTTAAATTGTCGTTCATCTTCTCCAACTTGTAACGTATACACTTTATTCTTTTCTGTTACCCACTTGGTTCTAACACCAGCATTGATTAAACTTAATGCTTGATCAAAACCATTAACTTTTAAGTTGACATCTGCTACTTCAGTCTGAGAAAGCTGAGCGTTCTTCAGCTTCTCAATAATCATCTTAATTTTTTGTCCTTCACGAGAATCAGCTTTACCAATTCGTCCCATATTTTTAAACTCAATACGTATAGTAGCCATGATCTTAGCTCCATGTCCACCAGCAGCCTGAGACTTCTTGCCAAATGCCATAGTTAGATTAGAAGCGATAGCATGATTGATTAGAATGCAGCAAATTTTAGTACGCGCTAACATCCCATGCAATCTCTTAACCCCACGTCTAATTTGTTTAGCCTCATGTCCCACACGTTGATCTTTAGAGAAGTCTGCGTCTGTTTCTGATTCTACATGTGTTCCTGTTACTGAGTCTACTACAATAAGACAAGGAACATTTAACTTAACTGCTTCGATATTTTCAATGAACGCTTCAGCACCACCGAAGATACTTTCAACACTATGAGCAGAGATTACTTGTAGTCTATCTAAGTCTACGCCACACTGCTTTGCTCTAGTAGGACTGAACGTATGCTCTGCATCAATGAAAAGACCAATCCCTCCAAGCTTCTGTACCTCAGCGAGGGCATGGAGTGCGCCAGTAGTCTTACCTGACATTTCAAATCCATAGTACTCGATGAGGCGACCAGCAGGAAGCCCTCCTCTTCCTCCTAGCTGAAGATCTAGTTCAGCTAGGCCAGAAGAGATGGTGTGTGGAATATAAGATGCAATTCCAATATCGGTTGGCTTATAAATGTCCGCACAAATATCATCCTTATCTAATTTCTTTTGTGTAAGTTCAAGTAGTCTCTGTAGTTTTTCGTCTTCTTTTACCATCCGATTTTCCTTTTTGCAGCAGATTCAACTTCTGTTAAAATATTTACAACTTGTTCTACTTCTTCTAGTACCTCTTCAATTTCTTCTTCTACTTCTTCAACGTCTTCTTCTAAGGCAGCTAAGTCTTCCTCAAATTCTCTCTTCTTTAGATCTGAAATCATATGAGCGCCTCGCGCCCGAATCTCGACGCCATGCTTTATCAGTTTATTTCTAATAGTACCTGCTGTAGTATTATACTTTTCTGCTACTGCCAGTAAAGACAGACCAGAGTCATATAATTCTGCTACCTCGTCCATAGGAAAGACACGTTCTGTAAATTTTACCATTAAAATTTCTCTTCCTCTGTAGGAATAATTGCGGGAGGTGCTTTGATTTCAGGCAGCGGTGCGGGTGGTACAGGTTGAGGTTCTACTACCTGAGTCGGGTCTTGAACCACCTGCTGAGGCGCAGCAATGGGATTATTAGGTACAGGACTACTAGCGGGGCCAGGAGTCTGAACAGGTGCGGTTCCCTGAAATGTTGGTTGAGCTACTGGTTGAGCTACTTGCGGGGCGGCTTGTGGAATGCTTGTTGCTGGCTTCAACCCAAGCATATCTAGCTTAAGTTCATCGGCGCTCTTCGGAGGGTATAGCTCTCCTAACTGGTATAGATGCTTAGCACCAATCATTGCCATTCCCACTAGAGCTAAGTCATCTGCTAACGAAGTCCGACCAGCACATGTCTTCACATCGTAGTCAGTGTTTAGTCCTGCGCCACTACGTGTAACTCTAAAGGATACACCAGCATCCGGGTTAGTAATGTCAGCAAAGCCACCCTGTAGATCAGAGTCACTGCCTAATAGAGAACGCTTAACCTTTACCCCTGTCTTTAATACGTACACCTGTCCAGGAGTAAACTCTACTCCAGGAGGAGCACTCTTAACGATGATGTTATAAAGAAAAGCTCTTCGTTCTCCAAGACCTTTGGCAATCTTCATGTTAGCTTCTCCACCTGCATCCATTAGTTCTTGTCGCTTGTCAGCAATAGGATCAGGGAGTCCGAAAGCAGAAGGAGAGGTAAACCGCTGATTGTACCCATCAATAGGTACCCAATACTCTTTGATTTCTCGGTACCACTTTCCCGTATCATCAAAAGGAGGTAGCACACGGAACTCTGTTACTCCCTTTTCTAGCCGGAAAGGCTTAGGCCCGTCTAGTTCTACGTTCTCCTTTGCATCCCGTGCTCGTTCTTGGTCTAGTAGTTCTCTGTTAGGTTGAAAAAAGTCACTCATTGATAATCTCCTTAGATTTGTGGGTATATTGAATTATTCCTTTTTTTGAGAATTTTTGTCCGAAATTAAAAAGCACCTCTTTTAATCTCAGCGCCTTGCTTATAGACAATTGATTGAAGTAAGTCAGCCTTCTTCTGAATCATTCTCCACCAGCCTTCAGCTAAGTTAGATTGTTTACTTACTTCAATGTACTTCTGAACTGCTTTTTGATAGTGATTATTTGTCACTACATGAGCTTTTATAACTTCGTTTGTAGCCCGTTCTCCTTCCTGTAATAATACTTTTCGATACTCTAAATAACAATGAGCATGGATACGTTCAATGTCTCTCTTATATCTCTCAGCCTGTGCGTCAAGTAGACTACGAGCTTCTCCGTATTGTAGCATAAGCTGTCCGACTTTGCAAATCTCTCCATCAAGATTTTCAGGATCAATTAAAAAATCTTTCTCTGGTTCAAATGTGTACCGATATGGTACCCATTGAACTGATTTATCCTCTTGAGGAACTAGCTTTTCAATGATTAGATTCTCGCTCATTTAATTTAAGAAACCTCCACCATCTCCAGAGTCAGTCTTAAACGGAGGAGTTAGCTTGTCCCTAAAACCAGCAGAAGTTTGATCTAATAAGTCAGTTAGTTTCTTATCTGCTTCTGCTTGAGTAATACAATGAACTATTACTGTTTCTACTCCATCATATTGATCAAAGTTAATCCCATGTTCTCCTAGTTGATACGACTTATGTTTATGAGTGAAGCCTTGTTGAAGTACACCCATATAATGATTGCCTTCTACAAGACTATCGAACTCTCTTATAACTTGGTCAGATGTAGGAAATTTAATTACGATTCTAAGTTTCATATTATTCTCCTTCTGCTGTTGTCCAGGTATGACCAACTCCAATGTCCATTTCAAACGTTTGATAATCTAACTCTGGAATTTGTCTTTCACCTATTTGTTTTAACACTACTACAAACCACTCTACTAGCTCATCTTTAACTTCATATGCAATAGAGTCATGTACTGTATTAATTAATTTCACATGGCCTTCTTCTATCTCTCCTTTACTAATAGCTCTGTCTATAACTCTATCCATCATACTTATAGTTCGATTAGTTAAACCTCCAGCCGCTGATTGAATAGGGAAGTTAACTGCCTCTCGCTCAGCGTCCCCTCTCTTAGCTTTACTCGCTAAGTTTAATCTACCTCCTAGTCTCCTTTCTCTTCCAAAACAATTATATACAATGCCACCACATCTACGTGCTGCTTCTGGTACATCTTCTAAATACTGTCCTACACCAGGGAATCTCCGCTTCCATGCTATCATTCCTTCATTCAACATGTCCCAAGTGAACGAACGGATAACTCCATCCCAGTCTTGCCATTTTCCTGTCTTAACTAGAGCATGTCCTTGAGAACCATAAGCAAGACCAAAGTTAATCCTCTTCCCTACTTCTGCTCTATTGAACTTGTCTTTTCTTGCCATCTCTTCTGTGTATCCAGTCCATACCTTACGAATAAACTCATAGGTAGTAGCAGCATGTAAGTCTTGATCATGGTCATCCATAATACGAAGCATCTCTTGATCGCGTGACTTAATAGCCAAGATTCTTAACTCTACTTGACTATAGTCTCCGTAAACCATAGTGTATCCAGGCTCAACAATGAACATGTCTCTCATCACAAGTAAACCTTTTTGAATACGATACGGATCTGTCTTAGGAATCTGATGAAAGAACCTACATGATAGTCTCCCTGTAACAGTAAGTGGATACCAGGAGTGTCTGATTCTACCATCAGCTTCGATGTGATCTCTAGCATCTTGTAAGTAAGTACTTAACAGCTTACGATTAGTCCTATACTCTAAGAGCTTACTAGCTAACGGTACATCATCTTGTATGTCTGCTAAGACACTCTTGTCTGCTTTGATTCCTGATGTCGCACGATCATCCAGAATCAAATGTGCTAGTCCCATGTCAAAAAACGCTTGCTTAACTTGAGGATGAGAAAGAGGATTGAAAGTTGGATTAGTTAAACCTCTCATCTCTGTCAACAGAACATCTTGTCGTTGTGTATACTCCTGCTCTAAAGTATCAACTACATTTGTATCAATCTTATGCCCCCACCACTCTGCTTTCACTAATGCTTTTAAGAGAGGCTCTGATTCTTCACAATATAGTTTCCATAGACTAGGCTTAGCTCTAAGTCTATGAGTATATTTTTCATTCTCTAATCTCCAAGTAGACTCAGCGTCTAAGGAAGCATAAGGCCACAGGATTTCATCAGGAATATGTCCATAGTCTCTTAGTAGTTTCTTTCCATGTCCTACTATTCTCCTAATTGGTTCACTATAATCACCGTATTCAAACTCCTCATCAGCTAAATCCTCTAGCTTATGACTCCCTTCTTCCTGTAGTAAATGATGAAGAACCATGGTGTCATAAATGAATCCCTGTATCCCAATTCCTAACCATTGTCTGATAACATTAGCATCATACTTATAGTTATGAAAAATCTTACTAATCCCAGAGTCTCTAAAAGGTACTGCTAGTTTATTAAGAACTAAAGCCAGTCCTGTTTTGCACCACTTTGTATAGATCTGTCTCTCGATATCCACCTTAGATTCAGGTGGGTAAAAGAGTTCAGCGTTCTCGCTTTCTTTATCGTGGTGCATGAAAGGAAGAACCGCAGTCTTATCAGGATACCCCCAACAGAAACTCATGCATAAGATTTGACTAGTAGACCAAGGAAGACTAACAGATTCAGTATCACATGCAAACTTAGGCACACTATTGAGCTGATCAACAAGCCAATTAACTTTCTCATAAGTATCAATAAGATTATACTTAATCTCTTGAGGAGAACCAATTGGTTTGTTCTCTAAAATCATTTGAGCATTCCTATAGTCATTAACCACAGACTGTTGGAGTTGTGGGTTAGGTCTATAAATAAACATCGAAGGATTGAAAGTAGGTATGACATTGTATAGTGGTTCCTTCTCAGTAGGAATAGGTAGTTGGTAAACTTTTCCATGGATTGTAGTCATTCCTCCTTTATTGTGTAAGTTAAATGCTCTAGCAGCTATGTTCCCTAGTAAGATAATCACCTTAGGTTCTATTGCTTTTATCTCCTCAAATAGATGCTCCACTTTACATGTATTGATCTCTTTAACTGAGGGCTTTCTAAATGGTGGCTTACATTTAACAATATAAGTTGCGTAAGTTCTCTTTGGATTAAGTCCTGCTCGTTCTATAAAGCTTATTAGTAAGTCACTTGACTCATCTTGAAACGGCATGTTTCCTTTCATGTCATCAAAAGAAGGTGACTCTCCTACTATCATGGTATCGAACTGTCCTTTCAGGGGTAGAGACAAAGAAACAGGTAACTTATTTTCATTGTGTAAACGAAGAATGTTTTCAAATGAATCACCTCTTAGCTCTATTAATGCTGACTCTGTACTCAAGTGACAGAAGGGATCTTTCCTACAGTTACCCATCAATTTCTCCTAACTCTATCCAAGTTTCAACCAAGCATTGTTCAGCTTGACAGGCTTGTTCATCTCTAGGTAAAGATAAGTAATCTACAGTAGTATCTCCCTCTAACCAAGCTCGTGCAAAAGATTTTCCAGGCCAAAATCTTTCATTATAAAAATGATCTGCTGCAAAATCTAACCAATATTGTTTAGCTTGTATTGCTAGTAGATCGGGAAGTGTTAATGCAATTTGTTTTGCCATTACTTCCTCCTTAATTAACTGACATGATATTAACTTCTAGTATTCTGTCAACGTTTTGATTAACCCATACACTCCAATCCTCTTCTGGATTCATCGCAGCCAATACTTTTTCTACAACCTTTGCAATTGTATAAACAGAATATTTAGCAGCCGGTACTTCTATTTCAATTGTAATCATTACTTATCTCCTTTTCCAAAAAAGAAACCTTCCCCACGCGAAAGCACCACCAACAATTACTACTGCCCATCCTACAGCGGCTATTACGAAACATTTTACAACAAATAAAATATCAGTTTTCAGTATAGCATTAATTAACTCTTCTATTGTCATCTGCTTCTCCTCTTCTGTTGTTTCTTATTTTCAACATCCTGCTGTCTCTTCTCTGATCCAATACCAAAGGGATCAAGATATCTCACACCTTTACTAGCTACCTCATGGCAGTCACTAGCAATTTGATAGATCACTCCAGGGTCATGCTCATCAGGTTGTCCTTTCATGATAGCATAGCAAGCATTGACTCCATGATTAGCTAGTTTTCTAACTGCTTTGTTTGCTGAACGATGTGTCCCTTCATCCCACAAAATAGCTACTGTTTTAATCTTAGACTTAGCAATCAAAGTAATCTGAGCATCACTTAAGCTAGATCCAAAGTTCGTAGTGCATTGTAGCACATTTCGAAATGATATGCTAACGAACGTATTTTCCACTAGAGTGAGCCGCTCCCAGCCCTGACATTCATCCCAGCCAAACAACCATTCACTAGTCTTTGCTCCCTTTGAGTATAAGTATTTCTTCCTTTCCTTTCCTGTTAGATCCCGGCCCACATAATTGATTAATGTCTCTCCTTTAAACACTGGCACATACACCCGAGTCTCATCGCACGTTAGCTTGAATCGTAGCACATCATAAGAAGTGAGCCTTCTATTTACTAAATAGTCCACCACCTTAGGATATTTCGTCATCTGTTGCCCGCCTATCACCTGAATGACCGGATCTCCAGGTAAGGTCACTTCCACCGAATTTCGTACTGGAATGGGGTCGTCCACACGAACTCGAAATCCTCCATGTTCATCCGGCCCGAATCCGGCTAATTTTTCCAAATCTTCCAATATCGGTGGATGAATGTGATAGTCGCATCTAGCTTTATGGCAGATACCTACTAATTTCCGTATGTTGAAATAGAAGTTCCCATATCCACATTTCGGGCAATTAGTTTGAATCTCACTATGCTCAATTGCGTTTACACCCCAACCAGCTTTATGAAACCATTCTATGATTGCATTCTTTCGTACCATGGATTCTCCAAAATCATTTTTCGTTCACAATAAATATACTTGTAATTATGTTCTATTGCAAGTTTTATAATATCAACATATTTATTTGCTTTGACCTGTCGGTGATCTAAATTCATATCTTTAATATAGTTTCTGCCCTCTTCTTCTAACATATATTGACTTACCCAATATCTTTTTTTCATTTTACTCTCCTTAAATTAGAGGAGAGGAATCTAGAAGTTGAAAGGAGGAAAAGACTTCTAGACTCAACTCAATCCTCTAATTATCTTTTCTTTTTCTGCTTTCCTCTAGCAGGTTTAGCCCTTGACTTAACAGTCCCACCACTAGTATCATCATCGTCCTCCTCTACCCTCTCCATTTTCTCTGTGACAGTATTAGTGATATACATTGTTTCTAAATTGCATTCTAAGCAAATAGAGTCAAGACTAGTCTTACCATGTCTCATCTTCAACGATTCAAGCTCAATAGCTTCTTTTTTATTAGTCCCCCAAGTTTTTCTAATGCCTATTACAGCAGCAGCCTCTTGAAAGTGCCTAGTAGAAGATTGACCCATTGACATGCTCATTCTCTCTTCTTTATTAAACCCTGATCTATTTGTTTGACATGCTGTCCAAATAATCTGATTATGGCGGCGTGCAAACCTTACCAAGTCTTTAGCGATAGCTCCTAACCACTGCCACTCTGCACTTCTCTGATACCCATCATCATTGGGCTTCATCCTTTCCATAAAGTCCAGAATAATCACTTGAGGCTTCCAACCAGAGATAGTAGCCCAACGAGCCATCATATTCTCTAATTCCGCAGTTGAGATGTCTGAGTTAACCGAAGTAACTCGTAATCTGGAATTTTTGTACTTATCCCAGTTTACTTTTAATCCCATGTCTACTTGATCTAGATTATGCTGGATATGCTGCATTGGAATTCCAATTACTCGACTTAGCATCCTCTCAGCTTGTTCATCTAGAGAAAGTTCATTAGTGACAAACCATACATCAAATTCTTCCAAATTCGAGATATGATAAGCAAGGTTTAGCAAGACAACTGATTTTCCTTCACCAGTTGGCCCCATGAAAATCCCAATCTGCTTAGATCGCAATCCTCCAAATGTCCAGTCATCAACCGGATCTATTCCTGACGGTGATTGAATTTGTTGTGTTAATCTAAACGATTCTTTAACTAAGTTCTCCCATGCCTTAGTTAGGTCACTAGATTCTTC